GTTCTGAGCGTGCCAGTCACGCGGGTAATTTGTCGGATGTTGGCCGCGATGAATGAAACTAACGGGATGTAGAAAAACAATCGTGCGTGATCTCCTGCAATTCTGGGGAGAGAAAGTCATTGTCACGGCGCAAGTCGAAGGGCATCAGCGCACACCCCGTGACACCGCAATCTTACTCTCCAATGTATGTGTAGACGGAGTTGAAGTAGCCGATCATCTCTGGGTGGATTCTAAAAAGAAGTTTCCGTTTATTGAACCAGGCATGAAGGTCATTTTTCGCGGCAAAGTGCGTTACTACTACCGGATTGATGGCTCTCGAGATATGACATTTGAAGTGCTCAAGGTAATCGAACCACAAGCGAGGGATGACAATGATCGAAGTAACTTTGCGTTTCAAGACCGACGAAGATAAGCAGGAATTCATGGGCCAACTTTCCGATGGCTGGGGCGAGAACTGGGTGAGCCTGGACTGGGGTCATCCGAACGTTAGCTTTGAAGAAGCAACGGTGTTTGATGTCGAAGTACATGATACCTTTGATGCATACGGTGCTCACTACAGTGAAGAGGATGAATACGAATGATCCCAAATAGTCAGATTCGGGAATTTGCTAATGAGTTATTTGAACAAGCACTGGCTAAGATTGAAGCCAAGAATTCTGATTATGCTGGATGCTGGGAGGATAGCCTAATCAGTAGCCTTGCAGACCGGCTCCGTGAAAAGGCAGTCCGTGTGCGTAATCTCGCAATCAAAGAAATGACCGGTGAAGCAGCGGTTGTTGATGAGCACTATACCCGTGAGATTGATGAAATGATGGGCTACTGTATTTTTCTGTATATCAAAACTCAAATGAGGGATGAACGAAAGGAGAGCGAATGATCACAGCAAAAGATATCAAGCTTAATGGTGGCACATATGAAGATTCATTGAGCTTGCTGGCAGGAAAGCAGATCAAGGATGTTGCTGGATACATCTCAGCCGCATTTGGCAGACATACATTAGTATTCAAGATCAGCTACATTCTCTTCGAAGACGGTTCTAAGTTATATGTCGAGGGTGAACATGATATTCCCTATATTGGCTCTCAATGGGAAAGAGAAGGAATGGCATTTCCTAATTTGGCCGATGAAGCTTTAACTCGTCTTTGGTGCGAAGATAATCCCGAGGAATGCAAATGAGCAATGGTTACTGCTTAGAACTTTTAACCTGGGATGATGGCAAAACGCACCTCACACTCTGGGATGTGGATGGCAAAGACATTGATTTCATCATCTCTCCCAGTGGCGCAGCTTACCTCAATGAGTGGAGCGATGAACTGGATGATTTTATTGCACATCCGATTAACCTTGAAAATGAATTGCTGAAGCTGGCTCAGTCTCTATATTCCGATGGCGACTAGGGGCTTAGAAAAACAATGATCTCAGCCTAGAAATGGAAGCGAGGAGAAACATGTATTTTGACGACGCAGGGCGCATTAACTGCGAACACTTGACTACCGAAGAATGGGCATTGCTCGAAAAAGCGAAACTGCGCGGCGGTTGGTTTCTGCCAACCGATCAGGATTGGCTTGCTGCTCGTGGCGTCTTAGCCCTGATCGATATTCGGCGCGGTTTTGATTACGACGTTGACCGTGATGTTTATCGTCTCGGCCCCGCAAACATCAGAATCAACAAGCACGGCAAACTAGCCTTGAAGTTTCGCAAACTTGGTAAGTTCTACACTTTTGGCGAACCGCTTACGCAGCGCCAGATTGATGAACTTATTGAGGATGAGGGGATCAGATAGCACTCGGCTTATAGAAACCAACTCATGTCTAGCCTAGACCTAGATCGCCTCAGTTTTCCTCAGCGCGTGGTGATTGAATGTCTCTATTATGGGGAACATCACGAGACGCCACGCCGTTATATGCCCTGTGGCGACTCTACGATCAATGTCTTGTTAAGAATGGGGTGGATTGAGCATCGACCCGAACGATTGGAGTCCCGCCGCTATGATGATGTTGTATATCACGAAGCAATGTACTGGTTATCAGATCAGGCGTGGCAAGTTCTTCTAGGTCTAGGCTGGTAGAACGGGGATTATAGTAAGCGGGGTAGAGTTGATGCATCAACTCTAGAAAGCGGTGGGGAATCCTGCCGCTTTTTGATTCTGCGCGTTAGGCACGGCGCGGCGGGGTAGGCTGAAATCAGCGTATCGACGAAGAGAGAGGCATGGAACTATGTCGGATGTGAGCATTACGGCGGCCAACGTCGTCGCCGGGGCGAACGCCAAAAAGCGCACCGGAACGGCAGGCGCGACCATCACCGCGGGGCAGGCTGTCTATGAGGACAGCAGCGACTCGTTCAAGTTCAAGCTGGCCGATGCGAACGGATCCGCGGCGACCGCCAAGTGCGTGGGGATTGCGCTGCATGGCGCGTCCAGTGGGCAGCCGCTCACCATCGTCGAAGAAGACGATGATTTTACGCCGGGTGGCACGCTGAGCATCAGCGCGGCGGCGGACGATGGTGTGTACGTGCTCAGTGGGACGGCGGGCGGCATTGCGCCGGTCGGCGACCTCGCCAGCGGATGGTATCCGGTAGTGCTGGGCGTCGCAAAGTCGACGACGAAGATGATCCTCAAACCGATCCGCGGTACGGCGGCGCTGACGGCCTAAACGTCGGCGGCGTGAGCAGGGAAGGGGGCAGAGATCAACCTCACCCCCGACCCCTCTCCTCTAGGAGAGGGGAGACAAGCGACCCCATCAGCAGAAAGACAGAGCATGACGTTACCAGCGACAAACAGGATAGGCGACCTCACCCGGCAGCTGCTCGACCGCGGCTATGAGCAGGCGACCCGGCAAACGCTCAACGCGATTGGCGCGAGCGTCAACAGCGGATTGATCGGGCAGCGGCTGAGCGAGTTGGAAGCGGAGGCGGCGCGATTGGAGGCGGCGGGCGAGCGGCTGCGTCCCGATAACGCGGTGCTGCGGGCGCTGCTGGCGGATCTCGACACGGAACTGGCGCGGATTGCGGCACGGGTCGACGTGGGCGCGGCGGATGCTCAGCGGACGGGGTTGGAAGCGGCGGCGCGGCTGACGCGCGAGCTGGCGCTGCCGGGCGTGGATGATCGGACGCTGGCGAGCATCGGCGTGACGTGGAACGTGCCCGATCCGGAGGCGGTCAATCGGCTCGTCGGCTATGTGAATTCGGCGGGATGGGCGGAGGAATTGGCGGCGTATCCGGAGACGGTGCTGAACATTGTCCAAAATCAGGCGATTCAGGGCATTGTCGAGGGATGGAATCCGCTCAGAACCGCGCAAATGATTACGCGGATGGCGCAAGGTGTGCCGTTAGCACAAGCCAACACGCTGATGCGGACCGTGCAGCTGCAGAGCTATAGAGATGCGGCGGTGATGCACCGGGTGGCGAATGCGGACATCCTGACGGAGCAGATCCGGATCGCCGCGCTGGATGCGCGCACGTGCATGGCCTGCGTGGCGCTGCATGGGACGCGACTGCCGATCGACGAGCGGATTAACGATCATCACAATGGGCGCTGCACGTCGATCAGCGTGGTTAAGGGAAGGCCGCGGGATATTCAAAGCGGTGAAGATTGGTTTAAAAGCTTACCCGATGAACGACAACGCGAGCAGATGGGCAGCGCAGCCTGGTTGGCGTGGAAAGACGGCGCGCTGAATATGCGGGATCTTGTGCACCGATATGATGATCGGGTGTTCGGCGAAATGCTGCGTGAAGGGTCGTTACGTGGGGCGCTCGGCGACGCTGCGCGGGAATACTATCAGCGTGCGCGATTGCTGCCGCCGCTGCCGCGTGAACGAAACAATGATGACCGCCTGGCGATTGTCACGCCGGAGGACCGCATCCGCATTAATCGAGCGCGGGGCTATGACGAGCGGGGCAACCCGATCACCGAGGCTGCACGTGAGGCAGTGCGGCGGCGAGAAGAAAGAATTAGGAATATGCCAAACCCGTACAGCAACACAGGCGTCACGATTGGCGAGGATGCGCCGAGTGCGCCTATTCCGCCGCGAAATGGTTAGGCGAGTGTCAAGGGGATGCTGGCGAGATGAGTCAACAGGCGATTGATCTGGCGTTCGTCGAGTACCTGCGCGATGCGGCGACCGCACGGGAATTATACAAGGTGCTGAGTAAGTATCTGGCTGAGCGCAAAGGCTTGGAGATTTACCAGAACCGGCTTGGGTTTTATGGGGTGGGTCGGACTAATGGGCTCGACAATGGGGTGTTTCAGAGTGCGAGTTACACGGCGTGCGTCGAGTGGTGCCTCGATGAACCGGATGTGAAATAACCCAAATTTGGGCTGGTAGAAAGTGCGTTATCTCCGCTGAGGTGAGGCACGATGGAAATACTCGTGGCGTAGCACGTAAAAAACGAACAGAAGGAAAGGGCAACACGATGCAGCACAACATCCGTATCACCCGACGCAGCGGGGCAGAGGCGCAGGTCAACCTGAGCAAGCCGCGGCGTTGGTTTGCAGATGAAGGCGAGGCGGGGACATCGTCCGCGGGGACGCAAAACACCGGTCACATGATCCCCAAGGCGCGACTGGACGAAGTGTTAGAGCAGAAGCGGCAGCTCGAACAAACGCTGGCGAAGTTTCAGGAAGAGGCCAGCGCACGCGAGCAGGCGCGACTGCAAGAGGAAGGCCGCTGGAAGGAGCTGGCAGAGCAGCGCGGGAAAGATTTAGCGGCGCTGCAGCCGTTCCAGGAACGCGCCCAAAACCTCGAAACGGCGATCAAGGCAGCGAACGAAAAGCTGATCGCCCAAGTGCCGGAACAGATGCGCAAACTGATTCCGGTCGATTATCCGCCAGAACGGCTCCAGATGTTTCTCAATGAAAACTGGAACCTGTTGACCGTCAAGCCTGCACCGGAGATCGACGCGGGGGCAGGGGCGGGGAGTGGTGGCAAGCCCATCACCTTAACGGCGGAGCAACGCGAAATGGCTGCCCGGATGGGGATTTCTCCGGAAGCGTATGCCAAGCGTTTGCAGGAGCGTGGGTAGGACGAGGCAGGCCGGGGTCGGATTGCCTCGATATTTGTCAACCGTAGAGCAGAGAAGAGGGAATCATGACCGATACATCGTTGGGGTTTCGTTATCGCGGGCGTAAGTCCGGCGGTGCTCCGACCATTCAAGATCTGACGTTCAAAGACACCGAGACGATCAGCAAGGGTGACATTGTCAACCTTGAGACGGGCGAGGTTGATTTGGGCGCAACCGCTGATACGAATTTGCTCGGTGTGGCGCTGGAGACGGTCGCAGGGACTGACAGCACCACCAAGATCAAGTGCATCGTGGATGCGGACGCGATCTATGGCGTGTACGACGCCAATGCGCGCGTCAAGGGCGCAACGCTCGACCTGAGCGGAGCGACGGGCGCGCAGACGGTCGCCACCAGTTCCAACAAGGAATTTGTGGTGTACATGGACTCAACGGCGGCGGAAGAAACGTTGGTGTGTTTCAACGTCGGCAAGCATCACGAGAACAAGGCGCAATAAGCGCCATCAGGTGAGAAGAGAAGAGGACTGGGAGAAACAACCAACATGATGATCAAACGTTTTATTCACCTGATCGCGGCGTTCGTCGCGTTGTTTGTCGGGGCGGGGCTCGTCTCGACCGCGGCGGTGTTGTCACCGTCGGATGCTGGCAAGTTCAACCCGAACCGTGCGACTCGTCGGCGCAATGCCGAGGCGGCGGTTTCCCTGCGTAAGCGTCGCCGCTGGTTTGCGGATGGCGTGCTGATCAAGGAAGGCTGGGCGAATGCGCTCGAACCGGGGATCCGTGAATGGTTTTTCCTCGGCGCGCAGCGGCGCCCCTCGCTGATCTCGACCATGTTCAATGTCATGTCCAGCCAAAAGGACGCGGAATACATGGTGGGTATCGGCGCAATTCCGCCGGATGCGTGGAACGACTTCAGCAAGTCCGGGCGCGTGCCGTCGGTCAGCTTTGACCAGGGCTATAAGTCAACCTTCCGCCACACCACGTATTTGGTCGAGCTGCCCATCCAGCAGGAACTGATTGAGGACAATCTGTACGGGCAGATCATCGACGCGGCGCAATCGCTGGGCGACAGCGCGCAGCTCAAGCGCGAAACGGATGCGGCGAGCATTTTCGTCAATGCGTTCACTTCCACGTACACCGGGCCGGACGGCGTGTCGCTGTGCAATGACAGCCACCCCGGCAGCCCGGAAAACACCGGCTACACGCAGGACAACAACTTCGCTTTGTCGCTGACGCGCGACAATGTGAAGACGGTCCGCGAGGCCATGCAGGGTTTCAAGGATGACAAGGGCAATCTGCTCGCCGTCACGCCGGATACGCTGCTGGTGCCGCCGGGGCTGGAAGATGACGCGCTGGTGATCGCGCAGTCGGTGCTCGACCCGACGTCGGCGAACAACGCGATCAATCCGCAGCGCGGGCGCTTCAAGGTGGTGACGTGGCACTACCTCACCGACACCAACGCCTGGTTCATGCTGGACAGCGTGCTGATGAAGCGCAGCCTGATCTGGTTTGACCGCGTGCCGATGGATGTGGTGCTCGACCGCGTCGAACAGCGCGCGTATGCGTACTACAATGCGCGCATGCGCTACAGCTACGGCTGGCGCGACTGGCGTTTCGTGGCCGGGTCGAACCCGTCCTAGTCTGACCTGTGAGGGGTAGGGTGGAGAGAGCATCGTCGGACGATTAGCTACTCCCACCCTTATCCCCTCTCCGTGAATGGGGAGGGGGAGCGACGAGAAAGAGGTTTCTATGGGCTTGACGAATTTCCCCGAGGGGATCAGCGTAGACGGCTACAAAATCGCTACGACGGCGACGATCACCGTGGGCACGGAGGCGACCAACGCGATCGCGGTCACCGTGCAGCTGAAGGACGGCAACGGCGACAATATCGACGCGATCAGCGGGTTTCAGTGGTACCTGAGCGGCGACAGCGCGGGCGCTGGCATTGTGGGCACGGCGCCGACGGGCGGCGTGGCGGCTGGGGCGAGCGGCAAGATCGCCGAGGTGCTGGCCGATAAGGCGGGCTTTATGCTCACCAGCGCGACGGGCGCGGCTATTCTGACGCTGACGGACAGCGGCACGCCGACGTTCTACCTTGTGGTCATCCTGCCGACGGGCAAGACGGTCATTTCGTCCGCAATCACGTTCGCTTAAGGCGGGACTATGGCGATCCGACGAGTTCAGATCACTACAAGCGTCGCCTCCGGCGGGGCAGGTTCGGCGAGCGCGGCAGGCGTGTCGGCGAGCCCGATCAACGGGATCATTCTGGCGATTCACCTCGCCGGGTCCGACTCGCCGCCAAATACGACGGACGTGACGATCGCGGAAAAGCACAACTCGCCAGCTATGCCGATCCTCACCGTGACGAACTTCGCCGCGGATGGGTGGTATCAACCCTTAGCGCAAGCTGAGGACACCGCGGGCGCGACGTTTACGGGCGCAGGGGTGGGCGTGCCGGTGTGCGATCACATTAACCTGAGCATCGCCCAGGCGAACAACGGGGACGGCATGACCGCCACCATCTACTACGTGGAAGGCTAGGCGCAATGACGTTCACGTATACGCCGAGCAGCACGCCGACGGATTTGACCCGCGTCCGGTTTCACACCGGGCAGACGGTCGAGGGCGAGAGCTTTCTGACGGATGAAGAGATCGCCATGCTGATCGCCGAGGAGGGAAGCTGGCAAAAGGCGGCGATCGCGGGGATTCAATTCATCATCATGCGGCTGAGCCAACCGGATTTTAAGGCGGACTGGCTGCAGGTCACGAACAGTCAAGCGCGGGCGGGCTATGTGAAGCTGCTGGCGCAGAAGCGCGCGCAGCTCGGCGTGGTGGCGATCACGGCCAGCGCAGTGCACGTGTACCGGGCGGACAGTTTGGCGACGGAGTCGCCGACTTACGACGAGGAATAAGCAATGAAGATGAGCGCACGTTTAGCACGATTGAAAGCTAGACTAGACCAGCGCGCAAAGAACTTCGCAGTGGGCTTGAGAGAGTTTGCCTACTTGGTGATGTGGATTACTCTTGCGCCGTTCGTCGAGCTGGTGCGCGTGCGCTCATCTGTAGGGCTATAGAAAGGGTCTTATGCTAAGCCAAGTTTCGGCGAGCATTCGCCGGATTACCGCGACATTCCTCACCGATACGTGCCTGCTGGAGCAAGAAACCAACACGCGCGGCGAGTATGGGGAGCCGACGCACGACTGGAGCATCACGGCGGAGGATGTGCCCTGCCGCCTGATCCTCGTGGGGCAGCGGTATGGCAGCGGGATCGCCGAGGCGGCAGCGCGTGAGACGATGAAACACGAGTATCGATTGATTGTGGCGCGCACGGTGGAACTATCCACGAATATGCGCGCCACGATCAACGGCGAGGTCTTTAACATCACACGCATTGAGACGGCGCTGACGGATGAAGCGTTCCACGCCGCGGTGCTGCAGAGGCGCGACTGATGACGGTGCGCGTGAACAAACGCAAGCTGGAGCAGCTCATCCAGACGACGCCAGCGCGGGCGAATCAACTGCTGCGTGGGGCGGCGACGGAGATCGTGGGCGATATCGTGCTGAGCTTCGGCACGTCGCCGGATGGCCGGGAATATCAACGGGGTGGGGTGACGCACATCGCCAGCCAGCCGGGGTATCCACCGAATGTCGACACGGGCACGCTGCGCGCGTCGATGCGGTGGGAGCAAGAGTCACCGCTGCGCATGGTCATCCATGACGGTGTGCTGTATGGCATTTTTCTGGAATACGGCACGGAAAAAATGGAAGCGCGGCCTTTCGTCACACCTGTGTTCGAGCAGTGGCGGCAGCGCAAGTTCCGTGAGTTTGCGCGGGATTTCGGAGTGTTCATCTGATGGCTGAAGTGGCGCAGGCGGCGCTCTACCGCGCAGTCAACCAGGCACTGACAGCGAGCCCCACCGAGTTGTGGGGGCTGCGCGTGTTTCCCGATCTGGCGAAGACGGGCACGGCGCGACCGTATGTGGTGTTCAGCTATGCGGGCGGCGGCGAGATCAACGGGCTGCGCAAGCAGGACGCCGAGATTGTGCTGATCGTCAAGTTCATCAGCGAGAACATGGCACAGGCGTTCACCGGGGCAGGGCGCATCAGCGCAATCCTCAATGACGCGGATTACTCGTCGAGCGGGGCGCTGAACGCGGGCAGCGAGTGGGCGATTTTGCATGTGAAGCAGGAACAAATCGTGCATCTGGTCGAGACGGTGGACGGGGTGCAGATCTATCACGCGGGGCACCGTTTTAGGTTTCGCATGGAAAGGGTTTGAGCATGGTCAGTTTGGCAGAAAACACCGTATATCTGAAGATGGGCGGGACGGAAGTCGACGCCTATTTCAAAGATGTGTCACTGTCTGCGTCGAATTCATCGGTGGATGTGACGGCGGGCAGCGGTACGGACTGGATGCAGCGCGCGGCGGGTTTGAACGACATGAACATTTCGATCAGCCTGGCGTATGACCTGACGAACATCCAGACGTACATCCAGAAGATCGCGCCGGGGCAGACGATCGAGATCGAGTATGGGCCGGAAGACAACGTCAGCGGGAAACCGCGGCACGTGCAGAATTTCGTGATCACCGGGGCGGATCATCAGGTGAGCGTCGACAAGTCGGCGGTCGTGTTCAGCATCACCGGCGATGGGGCGGATGCGCCCAGCATCAACATGTTCGCCGGTGGCGTGTATTCGTAACGCGGAACGGGTCCGCAGAAGAGGGTAGAGGAAAGCGATGGCAGACGGGACTGGGGTGGTGTTTGACCGCAGCCGAATCACGCACGGCGAGATGAAGCGCGTGCAGCTGATGCAGATTGAGATTCGGCGCGCTCAGGAAAGCCTTGACGCGGAAAAAGCGGCGGCACTGCTCGACGAGATGGATCGTATGGTGGCGAAAGTCGTCGTGGCGCTGCCCGATGGCTGGCTGCCGGAAGGCGTGACACTGGATAATCCGGATTGGATTAACCAATTGTCGCAGGAGCACTATGAGGTGCTGATCGCCGTGTCGCAGCCGGTGCAGCCGGGCGAAAAAAAAGCCTAGGCTGGGCGCTGTACATGGGGCGCAAGTTCCCCAAACATGTGAAGTTTGACCCGGATGAAGTTTACCGGATCAACCGGATCAGGATCGCCAAGTGGCTGGGCGTAACACCGGCAGCAGTCGACGGAATGCCAGCGGCGGACGTCGAAGATGTGATGCAAATCATGTGGGCAGATGAGCAAAAGTAGGGGACGGGCGCAAGCCCGTTTTTTATTGCGCGTTAGGCGGGCGGATTGTTGGTACGCTGATGGTAGGGGAGAGCTACCATGTTTAACGCGATTGAAGTGGCGAGTCTGTTCGCCACACTGGAACTGAGAGATCAAGCGACGCCAGCCATGCGCGGCGTGTCGGGGCAGCTCGACGCGATGGGGCAGCGGCTGCAAAACTTCGGCAGCCAAATGCAGGGGCTCGGCGTGCAGATCAGCGCGCTCACGGCGCCCTTTGTGGCGTTTGGCGTGCAGGGCGTGAGCGTCGCCGCAACATTTGATCAAGCGATGGCGACAATCAGCGCGCGCACGGGGCTGGTGGGCGGGGATTTGGAGCAGATCCGCACGCTGGCGCTGCAGATGGGTGCGGATACGGCCTTCAGCGCGCAGCAAGCCGCCGACGCCTTCCTAGAGCTGCTGAGCAGCGGGCAGAGCGCAGAGGAAGCGATCGCCACACTGCCAGCCGTGCTCGACGCGGCGGCAGCGAGTGGCGAAGACCTCGGCGCGACGGCGGATGATGTAACAAACATTCTATCAAGCTGGCGACAGCCGGCGACGCAGGCGCGCAATGTGGTCAATGCGCTGTCACGCGCGGCGGGTGCCTCGTCGGCGAGCATGACCGATTTAGGTGATGCGTTCGCCAATGTCGGCGGCGTAGCCAACCAATTCGGGCTGAGCATCGACGAGACGGCGGCGATCTTCGCCATTTTCGCGGAGAACGGCGTTAAAGGCGCGGAGGCGGGCACACAGCTGCGATCCATGCTGCTGAATATGAGCCGCGACACAGAATCCACTACGGCGGCGTGGGACGCGTTTGGTTCGTCGCTGTATGACGCGAATGGGCAACTGCGACCGCTGCCGGTGGTGCTGGATGAGATTGCACGCGCGTCGGCGACCATGACCGATGAAGAGAAACAGCGCGCGTTTGCCGACCTCGCCGGGGCGTATGGGCTGCTCGGCTTGACGGCGCTCACGTCGTCGATTGACATGGAAACGATGCTCAATGCGATGGGCAGCAGCGCAGACGCGGCGGATGTGGCGGCGGCGCGCATGGGCACGTTCGCCGGGGCGACGGACAGCCTGCGCGGGTCGATTGAGACGCTGCAAATTCAGGCGCTCACCCCATTCATGGAGAATACGCTGACGCCGCTGGTGCAGGATCTGACGGAGACGATCAACCAGATCAGCGCGTGGACGCAGGCTAACCCGGAACTCACCTCGACGATCATCAAGATTGTGGGCGTGACGGCGCTGTTCGGCGGCGCGCTGGTGATCCTCGGGACGGTGATCGGCGCGGCGGGGACGGTGCTCAGCGCGTTTGGGACGGTGGTGGGGCTAGTCGCCGGGGGGATTGGTTTGCTCACCGGGTCGGCGCTGCTGCCGCTCGTCGGCGTGCTGGTGCTGGTCGGCGGGCTGATCGCGGCGTACACCACCAACTGGATGGGCTTTAAGGATACGGTGGACAGCATCGGCGACGCAATGCGGCGGGCGTTCACGGCGGCGAAGCAGCTGTGGGAGATCCTGCAATTGATTGTGAGCCGATCCGACACGTACAGCGCGGCGCAGAACTATGTTGAGCGCAACTGGGCGACGGGCAACGTCTTCCCAAATTCGTCCGGCGGGGTGGCGAATAAACCCATGGTGATCAGCGGATCATCGACGAAAGGCGGGAGCGGCACGCCGTTTGTGAACAAGGGGACGGCATTCATGGGCGGGGGGATGGCGCTGCCGATGCGCGCGGATGGCGGCCCGGTCACGGGGGGATCGCCGTATATCGTCGGCGAGCGCGGGCCGGAGGTGTTTGTACCCGGTCGCAGCGGGTCGATTGTGCCGAATGGGGCAGGGATGACCATTCAGTCGCTGACGGTCAATTGGTCGAGCAGCGGCGGCGAGGATGAGTTTGAGCAATTCGTGGCGAAGCTGGAACGGTTAGCGGCGGGGGCATAGGTCAGCATGGCGAACAGTGCGAACAGTTTCGCGGTGGCAAGCGGTCACAATCAGACAGCACTTCGACGACTAGTGCCGCAGCCGTATTGTGACGGGCTGCAGTATCCAGAGGAGATCTACACGCCGACGACGGTCACCGAGGCCGGGGATGCGTTTGTGATTCTGCGCTTCAATGCGCCGGACCCGATGCAGGTGGCGAAGATCTACGCCGACATGGGGCTGACCAGCGCGAAATATGCGAACGTGACGATCAGCCTGCCGACGAATGTGGAGCGCACGACGTGGGCAGACTACAACGGGCAGGCCGTGCGACCGCGGGTTAACCCGTGGGACGTGCTGCGGTATGGGCAGGTCGAGATCATCGTGCGGCAGCTGGAGGCGGTGTAGATGACAAAGCCTCGACTTCTTGATTTGTATTGCGGGGCTGGTGGTGCTGGTATGGGATACCACCGGGCAGGATTTGATGTGGTAGGCGTAGATATTCAGCCTCAGCCTAATTATCCGTTTACGTTTGTGCAAGGAGATGCATTGACTTATGCAGCGGCGCATGCGTGGCAGTTTGATGCGATTCACGCATCGCCACCTTGCCAAGCACATTCTTGGGCAGCTGCACGCTGGCGCAACAGTGGCGATTATCAGTATCCTGATTTAGTTCCGCATACACGTTGGCTACTGGAGTCTTTCGGCCTTCCATACGTAATCGAAAATGTATTAGCTGCTCCTTTGCGCGAGCCAATGGTGCTATGTGGCACTATGTTCGGGCTCAAAGTTTTTCGACACCGCAAATTTGAGAGTAATGAATTTCTATTTGCTCCGGGTGCTGCGTGCAAACACAAAGGTTTGCGCGTTGGGTTTGGTGAGGATGACTTTGTGACCTGCGCAGGTCATGGTGGTGATGGCTCGAACAGTTTTGAACGCTGGAAGTCGGCTATGGGAATCGATTGGATGACTAAAGATGAATTGGCGCAATCAATCCCCCCAGCTTATACAGAATGGATTGGTAGGCAACTACTAGCAAAGATACAAATCACTCAACTGGAGGCGGTGTAAGTGGCGTGGAATAGCACACCGCAGAGCGCGCGGGGCTGGCTGTACATCCTGCAGCCGGACGCGATATTTAAGGGGCGCGTGAACCTCGCCAATGCGACGTATCCCGTGCATGAGATCCCCTATGACGGGGTGACCACGGGAGCGTACACCGATATCCAAATTGGGC